AGCCTTGTAGAGTCCATTACACCTGAGCAGCGTGACGCGTGGCGCAATGCCAACAAGGGCGACTTTAGGCAAACACAGACGCCTGAACTTGCTGACGCTGCTCGAGACCTAGACGCTGGAAAAATATCCATAGAGGACTACGCTCAAAAAGTAAAAGAGCTGCGCCCTATCGAACTAATAACCGAAGTCCCCAAGATTTCCTCTTTTGAGGAAATGGCCTATGCGCTTGATAAAAACAAAGTAGAAAAGGGGCTGATTGGTTTAAACAAAGAAATCCCCGATGGCACCCTAGTTGGCTCCCGACTAGATATTCCCGCATATAACAACTACGATACGTGGGTTGTATCCGTACACGAGGGCACTGGTGTTAGCGGTAAGTCTATGGGCTATGGAAAGGTAGCGGTTCTGGATGATGTCAAGTTTAATAGCAATCCAGACGCCGCACTTGGTGTAGCAACAGGCAAAAAAGACAAAGCACCGTTTGCTAGAATGAACGGCAAGTGGCGCAATATGGACGTAGAAGAGGCCCGTAGTCTTGCGGAGCAGCACCTTAACGACCCAGAGTGGACGCAGGTTGGAATGAACCCCTATCGGCATTCTTTCTTCTACGACAAAAACACAGGAATGCCTGTAGATACGGCAGAACAAGTAATTCAGATAGGACCCTTGGTGCTAGCCAAAAAGGCCACGACACGTCCCTTGAGAAGCCCAGAGCACATGCTTAGGGGCAGCACTGCGGAAAATCCAAAATATTTTAAGCACGGCGGTAATGTAGAGCGCATGACCAACGATAACCGCAAATACATCTAGGACGACGACATGCCAATAGACAAGGTAGTAAACCTAGCGCCCGTAACTGACATCATTGAGATGATGGAAGAGGATGCGCCGGACATAGAGGTCATCCTTGAAGACGACGGTAGTGCTGTCGTTGAAGTAAGCGAAGAAAACGATGTCGATTTCTACAGCAATCTTGCAGAAGTAATCGACGAAGACGAGCTAGGTCAGATTTCTCTGGACCTTTTGGCGTTGTTCGAGGCGGATAAGTCTTCGCGTTCTGACTGGGAAGACATGTATTCCAAAGGAATGGAGCTTCTTGGTCTTAAAATTGAGGACAGAACACGTCCTTTCCGCGGTGCAGCAGGTGCGGTTCACCCAATGCTGACGGAATCTATTGTTCAGTTCCAATCGCAGGCTTTTAAAGAGCTAATGCCGGCCGGAGGTCCTGTTCGTACACAAACCTTAGGCAAAGAAACGCTAGATAAGGTCCAGCAGGCGTCACGTGTGCAGGATTTCATGAATTACCAGATCACGACGGTGATGAAAGAGTACACGCCGGAGTTCGACCAGCTGCTTTTTTACGTTGGATATGGTGGTTCAGCCTTTAAAAAGGTCTATTACGACGAGCAGCTAGGCCGCATGGTCAGCCGTTTGGTCCTACCAGATGATCTTTATATCCCTTACAACGGCTCGAGCGTCATTTCTGAGTGCCCACGCATTACGCACCGCATTTCAATGGACTCAAATGAGTTCAGAAAGCGCGTTGTGGCGGGCGAATACCTTGATGTAACTGTAGAACCAAGCGAAAACCCGCTTGGTGGTGATCAAATTCGCTATTCTGTGGACAAAATTACCGGCTTGGTCAACACAGGCGAGCCGGAAGAGATATTTTTGCTTGAATTCCAAGTGGATTTGGACATTTTGGGCTTCGAAGACGAGGACGAAAAGGGCAAACCCACCGGAATTAAGCTGCCATACGTAGTAACCATTGATGAAAACAGTGGTCAGGTGGTGAGCGTTCGTCGAAATTGGCTTGAGAACGACGAATACAAGTGCCGACGCGAGTATTTTGTGCATTATGTGTTGGTAGAAGGTCCCGGTTCTTACGGTTTGGGCTTTGTGCACCTGATTGGTGGTCTTTCAAAGACTGCAACTATGGCACTACGCCAACTTTTGGACGCAGGAACACTGGCCAACCTCCCTGCAGGCTTTAAAGCCAAGGGCGCCCGCATTGCAGACGACGATAATCCGATTCAACCGGGCGAATGGCGAGATATTGACGCCGGAGGTGCTGAATTGTCGTCTTCCTTGCTGCCTTTGCCGTATAAAGAGCCTTCTCAGACACTGTTTACCCTTTTAGGCTTCACTGTAGACGCAGGAAGGCGCCTTGCAAGCATAGCTGATATGCAGGTAGGGGATGGCAACCAACAGGCCGCTGTGGGCACCACACTGGCCCTGCTGGAACGTGGCTCTATGGTCATGTCGGCTATACACAAGCGCCTGTATTACGCTCAGACGCAAGAATTTGAGATGTTGGCAGAAGGTTTTGGTCACTACCTGCCTGATGAATACCCCTATGACGTCCCCGGGGCCTCTCGTTGCGTCAAGAAGGCGGACTTTGGCCACATGGTAGCGGTATTGCCGGTTGCCGACCCCAACGTATTCTCTGCGGCCCAGCGCATCACCCTTGCCCAGACTCAGTTACAGCTGGCACAAAGCGCTCCGCAGATGCACAACATGTACGAGGCGTATTACCGCGTCTATCAGGCCATGAACGTGCGGGACATTGACGGTATTTTGAAGGTACAGACCAATCAAATGCCTAAGGACCCGGCCAGCGAGAACATGGACGTAGCGGACGGTAAAGAGCTAAAGGCCTTTGCTGGCCAACAGCACGACGCTCATATCGCGTCTCACTTAATGATGGGGCTGTCCCCTTTGACTCAGAGCAACCCGCTTGCTGCATCTGAGCTGCAAAAGCACATACTTCAACACATCCGTTTGAAGGCTGAAGAAGCTACTGAGGCAGAGCTGTACATGGAATATGGGGAAGACCCGGACAACATGATTTCAGAGCTGCAGCGTGAAGCAATGATTTCTATCAAAGTAGCTGAATACATGATTGAAATGAAGTCTCTGCAAGGCCAGCTTTCTGGAGAGGGCTCTGGCGAGGACCCAGTGGTTGCACTTAAAGCACAGGAACTGCAGCAGCGAGCAGCCAAGGACCAAGCAGACGCTCAACTCAAGCAGCAAAGCCTGCAGGTTGATCAGCAACGTATTCAGGCAAACCAGCAAGATAATGAGGCGCGTATACAGGCTCAGAAAGAAATTGCAAACCAGCGCGCGGCTGTTGCAAGAGAAAGAATTTATGCGCCTAAACAAGGAGGCCGATAATGCCTTTGAAAAAAGGTTCTAGCCAGAAAACCATCTCTAAGAATATTCGTACTGAGATAGCGGCAGGAAAGCCTAGAAAACAGGCCATCGCTATTGCCTTGAACACCGCAGGCAAGAGCAGGCCGATTAAGAAAAAGACTGGTGGTTCAGTTAAAAAACCCGCGATAAAAACCGTCAAGAAGAGAGACGGTAATCGACCCGTTAAAATTTATTAACGCAAGCCTTCCAGATGGTGGCACTAAACCATCTGCTTACATGGAAACACGACCATGCTTGAGTTCGCTGAAAGCGTACTGAAAGAAGTCAGAAAGCTAAAGACAGATTCAGAAACCATTATTCTTAATGGTTCTATCTCTGACATGGAGCGCTACCGTTTCATGATGGGCCGTTTGGAAGGTATAAAACTTGTGGATGAAATTATCCGACAGCAGTTGGGTAAGTATTCAGAAGAATAACCAACCAAAGGAGCCTATATGGAAGCCGAGAAGAAGTTAACGCCTCTCGAAGAAAAGTGGAAAGCTGAGGCAGAAAAGCCTAAGAAAACCACTCTTGACGATGCGTATACCCAAGAGGGGAAAGTAGCAGACGAGGGTCTGTCCCAGTCTGTGCTTGATCTTATCCCCAAACCTACTGGATGGCGCATAGCTATTCTTCCTTTTCGTGGCGCTAAGACCACAAAGGGAGGCATTGTTCTTGCCCCTGAAACCCAAAAACAGACCCAGCTTGCCACTAATGTTGGCTATGTTTTGAAGATGGGTGACCTAGCCTATGCGGACGAATCTAAGTTCCCATACGGACCATGGTGCAAGGAAGGGGATTGGGTAGTGTTTGGCCGTTATGCCGGCTCTCGGATTCAAATAGACGGTGGTGAAATTCGTCTGTTAAACGACGATGAAATTCTTGGGATCGTGAATGATCCTGACGACATTGTTCACATGTAAGGAGAGATAGAATGAGCGAACCTAAGAACGAAGAGCTAGAGTTCAACGTAGGCGAAGACGAGCAAGAAGCTACTGTTGAAATGAACGAAGACGGCACCGACGCTAAAGTGGCGTCAGAGGAAGAGCCTCCTGTCGTTGAAGAAGAAAAAGCAGAGGCGCCAAAAAGCGAGGACCTTGATAAACATACGAAGGGGGTGCAGAGGCGGATTGATAAACTGACGGCAAGATTGCGTGAAACGCAACGTCGTGAAGAAGCGGCGATTGAGTATGCTAAAAGCGTGCAGCAGCAAAACGAAGAGCTGCAGCAAAAGTACGCCAAGACGGATACTGAGCGACTCGGAGAGGTTAAAAGTCGAGTAGAGACTCAGGTCACCGCGCTAAAGCACATTATCAAAAAAGCCCGTGAAGAGGGCGACATTGACACAGAAACTGAGGCGCAACAAAGACTTACGACTATTCTTTGGGAGCAGCAGAGTCTAGCTAAGACCATGCAAGAACGTGAGCTAGCAGCAAAACAGCCGCAGCAACCGAGAAAAGTCCCTGAAATACTGCAGCCTCGTCGGGCAGCCCCTGACCCAAGAGCAGAAGAGTGGGCGGAAAACAACCCTTGGTTTGGTCAAAATACAATAATGACTCACGCTGTATGGGGGTTACATAAAGACTTAATACAGAAAGAAGGGTTTGACCCAACCAGTAATGAGTATTATGATGAAATAGACCGTAGAATGCGTACCCTATTTCCGCAGGAGTTTGAATATAATGAAGCTCCCGCGCAACAAACTAACAGGAATAGCCGTCCCGTGCAGACGGTGGCCCCTGCAACCCGATCGTCGGGAGTAAATAATTCAGCACGCCGCTCCGTTCGGTTAAAGCCGAGTCAGGTAGCCATAGCAAAGAAACTTGGGGTTCCACTTGAAGAATACGCAAAATACGTGAAGGAGTAACACATGAGTAACGAAAGCAACGTGCCAAAACTTAATCGCAGCGCTCGCGGCACTGAAACCCGTGAGAAAACTGCGCGCCGTAAGCCTTGGGCTCCTCCTTCTCGATTGGATGCTCCTCCTGCTCCAGATGGTTATAGACATCGTTGGATTAGAGCAGAATCTGGTGGTCAGGATGATCGTATTAACGTAGCAGGCAAACTCCGCGAGGGGTATGAGCTTGTTCGTGCAGACGAATATCCAGATTATGAGACAACCTCTGCTGATGATGGCAAGCATGCAGGCGTGGTGAGCGTAGGCTCGCTAGTATTAGCCCGTATACCTGATGAAACAGCAGAAGAGCGTCGAGCGTACTATTCTTCACGAACCCATGATCAGCTAAGGGCTGTCGATAATGACCTGTTGAAGACGAATGCACACTCGTCTATGAAGATCAACACGCCAGAACGCCAGTCCCGCGTAAGTCTCGGTGGTCCTCGTACGGACACCGAATAACCCATTTAAAGGACATTTATCATGGCTAATGTAGATAAAGCTTTCGGTATGCGTCCGCTCGGTAACCTTTCTGCCTCTGGTTCACAGAAGCAGTTCGGCTATGAGATTGCGGACAATCAGGCCGGCGCAATTTACCAAGGCGACTTGGTAACAGTATATGACGGCTACCTCGTCCAGTTTGACCCTAGCACTCACACTGCTGCGGTTGGTGTTTTCAATGGTTGTAACTACATTGATCCTACTACTGGCAAGCCAACTTGGAAAAACTACTACCCCGGTTCAGTCAACATCACTCAAGGCAAGATCATTGCTGACGTGCTTGACGATCCTAATCAGTTGTTCATCATCCAGAACGACGGCACATCTGCTGTCGCTAACTATGGTAAGAACGCTGATGTAGTAATGGGCACTGGCAGCACCACTACTGGTGTTTCTGGTATGGAACTCGACACATCCACTATTGCAAAAACTGCAGCGTTGAACGTGAAGATCGTAGGTCTTTGGGACGTTCCTAACAATGCTGTGGGCGCAAACGCTGTTGTGGTTGTTAAGATCAACGAACACCTCTACGGTAGTGCAGGTGTTGCAGGACAAGGAGCTTAAACCATGGCTATTTCACGTTCACAACTAGTAAAAGAGCTTGAGCCCGGTCTAAACGCCTTGTTTGGTCTGGAGTACAAGAACTACGAAAACGAGCATGCTGAAATCTACGAAACCGAGTCTTCTGACCGTGCCTTCGAAGAAGAAGTGATGCTCAGTGGCTTTGGCGAGGCCCCAGTTAAGTCTGAAGGCGCAGGCGTTGCATACGACCAAGCGCAGGAAGTCTACACTGCTCGCTACACTCACGAGACAATCGCTCTTGCGTTCTCATTGACTGAAGAAGCGATTGAAGACAACCTGTATGACCGCCTTGCGGCTCGTTATACTAAGGCTCTTGCTCGTTCAATGGCCACTACTAAGCAGATTAAAGCTGCAGCTATCCTCAACGGCGCATTCACTACCTCTACAGGCGGTGACGGCAAGCCATTGTGTGCGACAGATCACCCCACTCTGAGTGGTCCTGATCTCCGCAACGAGCTGTCAGTAGCTGCTGACCTTTCAGAGACTTCTCTCGAGCAGGCTCTGATCGACATTGCTGCGTTCACTGATGAGCGTGGACTGAAGATTGCTGTCCAAGGCCTCAAACTGGTTATCCCTAAGGAGCTCCAGTTCACAGCCGACCGCATCCTGAAGTCTACTCTGCGTGTTGGTACTGCAGACAACGACATC